TCGTTGAAATTGATTCTGAAAAATTCTCAATCATCCGGCTTTATCAGAAAGATGATTACACGATGGAGCTTACATTGCAGGAGGCGGAATGATGGCAGGATTTGACATAGAATTTCCGGATGATTTTCTAGGTGGAGTGCTTGAAACAGATCCACAGGAGTTATGCTCTGAAATGCTTAGCGAAGCAGCACCCTTATATGTTGACAGTATGAAGCGGTCGCTTAGAGGTGTGGTTGACCATGAAGGGGATTCCGAAATGGTTGATTCTGTCAAGGCTACAAAGCCGAAGAAAACGAAAACGGATGCATATATCGTGAATGTGGGACCTTCCGGCTATTCCAAGACAAAGGAATATATACAAAAAGACGGAACAGGCAAACGGACAACGAGAAAATATCCGGTTTCCAATGCTGTAAAAGCCATCTGGAAAGAGTACGGAATCCCAGGAAAAGAACCTGCAAGACCTTTTCTGACAAAAGCGAAGAATGACGTTGAAAATGATGTCATGAACCGTATGCAGGAAGTTTATAACAGGAAAGTGGGGACGAAGAAATGAATGTGAATCCGCTTATTGAATCGTTGGAAAAGAAATTTTCTGTTCCAGTTGCACAGGATGAATATGATGGAAAATCTGATAAATACATCATTTACACCTATGAAGACGAGCGGCCAGTGTATTTCGGGGACAATAAAACATTACAGGACACAGTTTATCTGACAGTACAGCTTATCGTCCCAAAACAATTTAATTATATGAATCTGAAACATCAGATCAGAGACGAATTAGAAAGAATGGAATTTATCGTGACAGATATCCGTTCTTTTTTAAGTTCCGCAATTAACGGAACAAATAAAATCAGACGCATCACGTTTGATGTCAATTACACAGATAATCATTGATTTTAGGAGGGAAAAACAATGGCATTTTTTGGACTTTCAAATCCGTACATCGCAAAATTGAATAGCGATGGTACATACTCAGACGGATTTAAATGTAGCGAAGCAGTAAGTACAGCAGTGACACCGGCATTTAATGAAGGAGCACTGTACGGAGATAACAAACTGGTTGAATACATTAAGGAATTTAAAAATGCAGCAGTAGAAGCTGGTGTTACCAGTCTGCCAATTGTTGCAGCAAATATCCTCTTTGGTCATAAAGTGACCGAGAACAGCATTATTTACAATGTGGATGATGCAGCAAATTATGTTGGATATGGTTTTATTTCAACAGAATTAAAAAAAGGAAAACGTGTGTATGGTGCTTGTATTTTGAAAAAGGTTCTTTTCGCCGAGGGAGGCGATTCTTACAGTACAAAAGGTGACAGCATCACATTTAATACACCTACAATTTCGGGAACTGCAAGTGCACCTGATGATGGTGATTACAAAGAAGTAAAGTTTTTTGACAAAAAAACAGATGCAGAGGATTTTATCAAGGGTTACCTTAACATCACACCGAAGTGCGAGACACCGGTATTCAGCGTTGACGGCGGTACATATGCCGAGGCGCAGAGCGTAGAGATTTCATGCGCGACTTCTGGAGCAAAAATCTATTACACGACAGACGGACTTACTCCAACAGAAAGCTCTACAGAGTATACCGGGACACCTGTATCTGTTTCGGCAAGCAAATTGCTTAGAGCAATTGCTATTAAAGCTGGAAGTGCAAATTCTGATGTTGCATCAGCGGAATACACAATTTCCGGCTAGAAAATAAGAGAATAAGAAGATTGGAGGGATGGT